TTGGACCGAGCCTCTTCTTCACGATCGTGATACGCCTCAAGAATCTCCGCTTGCTGCTTTTGCTGTTCGCGCTGCTCGATTAGCTTAATTGCTTTGGCTTCTGCGTAAGCATCAACCGAATCAAACTGATCTACAGGCGGGACATCAACTGCAACGTGCGGCGGTGCTTGACGCTCACGCTCCCACTTTCGCTGCTCTCTTGCGAGGCGTTTCTGAATCGCGGCATCAAGTTCTTCTTGGGAGAAGGTCTTGGGCGCAACTTCCGGCGTATCTACAGGTTCCGGGGCCGCCGTGGCTTCCAGTTCCGGCGCGGGCGCTACTTCCGCTTCAATCGCTACTACTTCTTCGGACATTTTGAATCCTGAGATTCCCTGGTGTGCCGCGCCAGTACGGTTATCTTACACTACGAGATTCTGAGAAACAAGGTCATGCTGGTGGTGCTATCTAAATAGCCCATGCAACGCCACGTTCCGCTTAACGCAGTGGTGTATGAGAGGTTATTGTAAGTGCTTGTTGGAATCAGATATGAACCGGCAATATCGTTGCCCGGTTGGATTGCGCCAAACGGGAATGACGTGGCCCGACAAAAACAATAAGTTCCAATAGCCAGCGCCGTAGACGACACGGTGCTTGGAGCGCTTGTCCAAGTCGTACCGTTGCTGGTCAGTACGTTTCCAGCCGTTCCCGGCCCGACAAACGAAATGGGGTCGCCGGCGTTGCCGATCATTACCGCGTTTGCGGTCAAAGACGTTACGCCAGTACCGCCGTTAGGGATGGTGATTGGAACGCCAGAAAACGCCAGCGCAATGGTTCCGGTCGTGGTGACCGGACTACCCGTGACGGTAAAGTTATTAGGCGCAGTGACCGCAACCGAAGTAACCGTACCGGCACCCGAACCGCCAGTTGTGGCCGACAATGTGCCGCCAACAAAACTTAAGTTAGACCCGATCACTACGTTATTGAACCCTCCGCTACCGTTGCCCGATAGCAAAGACGTTCCGCTGGTCAGCCCGCTAACAGTCCCGATGCCAGGGATGTCATCGTAGGTGGCAATCGTAACGCCGCCAGAATCCTTGAGAACAAACTTGTACGTCAAAGTGGACGTAAGCCACACTTCGCTATCCAGTCGCCCTGCTGAGTTCAGAACGATTGGATTGCTGTTGGCCGTTGTGCCAGCGGCAGTTGTGTAGGTGGTCTGCGGCGTGGTTGTACCAGCCGCATAGGAGTACAACAGACCGCCCGACAACGGAGCGCCGCTGTTGGTAAAGAACTGCTGCGCAGCCCCCGCTACGGGCGATAAGTTAAACGGCATTATTTACAACCCAAGAAGTTGTTGGTTCATCCCAAACGTAACGCTGACCGTCAGTTGGCATTGGCACTGGTGTATTCCACAGGCAAGTATCTTCGTTCAGAACCCAAGACGGAAACGGTTGTGGCGGGATGAAAGCATCACGGGTTGCGTCATATGTGTAGCCAACGCCAGCGTAGTTCTTACGAAACCCGTCTGTCCGTGAACGCTTGCAGACTTGTCCACGGAATTCACCGTACCATTGCTCCCAATCGGTGTTGTCTGAACCTTGGTCTTTACCTCCAATAACTTCAGTCACAACATTATTTTCATCAAGGAATGCGTAGTAATCCATGATTATTACCAAGAAATTGTTCCAGTACCGGCAGTAAACTTATAAACCCGATAACCAGCCCTTGTTGTAGTATCAACAGTGTAGGTAAGACCTCCACCAATTGATGCCAATGCGGTAGAAGTAGACGGGTAAGCAATAATTACAACGCCAGAACCACCTGCGGCTCCGTTTGCACCTGTGGAAGAACCACCTCCACCGCTACCAGTATTTGTAGCACCTGCTGTTGGAGAGGGGCCTCCAGATCCATTTTGAGCGCTACCATTTCCACCAACTCCGCTTCCACCGGCCACTGCATTACTTCCCGCCCCTCCGCCACCTGTGGAAGTGCCATAGTTACCACCGCCACCGCCACCAGCGTAGAACAGCGACGTTCCTGTGATAGATGATGCCAATCCAGCGCCACCCAAACCATTACCACAAGCAGCAACTGTTACAGAAGATCCAACACCGCCAGCACCACCACCACCAGCACTGGAAAGATCAGGGTATCCAGAACTAAGTGCGGCTCCGCCAGCACTGCCTTGCCCAGTAGTCCCCGTTGCCGGAACTGCTGATGTATTTGCACCTGATCCCCCGCCGCTTCCTCCTGTATTACCAATGCTGTTTGGTTTGCCGCCGCCGCCGCCGCCAACAGAAGTAATTGTTCCAGTGGTTGCAGCGGAATTAGTTACTGTTCCCGTTCCAAAAACAGAGTTGCTTCCGTTCGTTCCGTTAGTTGACGCTGCGCCTCCAGCCCCTTGACCGCCTACGGTTACGGTGTATGACGTTGCTGCTGCTACAACGTATGAAGTGTTTGTTAACAATCCTCCTGCACCGCCTCCGCCAGAAGTCAAAGAGGCCGAACCGTCACTACCACCACCGCCTCCACCTGCAACAACAAGGTACTGGACAGTTGATGGTGCTGTAATAGCAGCAGCCCCTTTTCCCCCCAACACCGCAAGCATAATCCCACTCATGACACGTTGCCCGTCAAGACGCAGTTGGTCGCGTCAATAAAGAGAACGGTTGCAACACCTCGAATTGCCAGCGTAGCGGAAGTAACGGTTGTATCACTTCCAGCAATTTTGGTAGTTACCGCAGAACAGGTAATTGCCTTGGTGCTTGCCGAATTGTTGTACAGAGAGATTGCATCCCCTGCCGCAAAAACGGAAGCAGGAATTGTTATCCCAGCAGACAAAGATACAACCTTGCCAACGTCTGCGGCTGCCAACGTAGTAGCTGTAGAACTAATGGGGATGTTCAAATAGCCAATCGTAGCGCCATCCAAAGTGGGTAGCGTCTGAGTAAGCGTAAGAGCGGTATTAGCAGACTGTAAAACCGAAGTTCCAGCACCACTAGAATTGCCTTGAAGTTTGATTGCGCTCATGATTGATCCTTTAGGCAGCGATGAGCCAAACTTGGCCCGTAGGTACAGTTACGGCAACGCCCGTCGCCACAGACACAGGCCCAACGCTAAACGCATTAGAACCAGCAGTTACAGAATAATTAGAACTAATTGTTTGATAAGACTCAAGAACTGGCCCAGAAGACCCACCGCCAGACGCAGCAATCGTAATTGAACCAGCGCCGTTAGTAATAGTAACGTTTGAGCCAGCGGTCAGCGTGGTACGGGTAAATCCAGTCCCGTTACCAATGTCAATTTGGCCGTTTGTAGGTGTTGCAGTTAATCCTGTACCGCCGCTCGCAACAGCAAGAGTTGTAGACAGACCCGCAGCAGTTCCAGTTGTGTTCTGGTTAAGCGTTGGAATATCAGCAGCAACGATTGCTCGGAACGTGGGTACACCAGCCGATCCGTTAGGCGCAGCTAAAATGTAGTTTGCAGTTTTACTTGCAAATGGGTTTTGCGTATCTCCATATCCTGTGGCAAGTGCAATCGTAGTTGCTGCGTTACCGTTAAAACTAGTCCCACTTAACGGACTGCTAATTGTCAGAGTATTTGCTACTGAACCAGCAGAACCCGTCGTGTTTTGATTTAGCGTTGGAATGTCAGCCGCAACAATCGCCCTAAATGTAGGAACCCCTGCTGTTCCATTGGGTGCGGCCAAAATGTAATTGGCCGTTTTGCTTGCGTAAGGATTAAGAGTGTCACCATATGCGGTATTTAGACTAATTGCTGGAGTTGTGCCACCGCTTGATGCAATCGGAGAAGTGCCTGTAACGCTAGTAACGCCGCCTCCACCCCCGCCTGAATACTGAGGAATGTTGAGTGTGTTACCAACAAACGTAGCCGCACCGCTAGTGCCGCTTGTGGTCAGCGTAATTGGAGCCTGATAATCCGTACCTGCGGCAGCCGCAGTAAATGCGCTTGTACCGCTGCCTTTAATAATTCCGGTCAGCGTCGTTGCGCCTGTACCACCGCTTGCAACCCCAAGGGTTCCGGCAAGCGTAATTGCGCCAGTTGACGATGAATTTGGCGTTAAACCAGACAAACTAGTCTGGAATGACGAAACACCGCTTCCGCCGCCACTTGAGGGTTGCCAAGACGCAGTAGTACCGTTTGTCGTTAATACATAACCAGATGTCGTGCCAATCGCCAACCGAGTTGCAGTATTGGTTCCGTTACCAATAATCAGATCACCAACGCTAGTGATCGGCGACAACGCATTAAAAGCGTTGGCTTTGCTGTTCTGACCCGTACCACCGTTGGCAATCGCAACCGTTCCGGTCACGTTGGCAGCGTTACCGGTCGTGTTCTGGTTCAGAGTTGGTACATCCGCCGCCTGGATCGTAGACATTGACACATTTGTGCCGTTGCCCCGCAAAAACGATCCAGACGTTGTAGCGCCAGCCAGCGCATTGAGTGCGCCTTGCCGCGAGTTTGAACCCGTACCGCCGTTAACAATGGCGACCGTTCCAGACGTAATCTGCGAGCCGGAAATTGCAATGCTGGTGTTCGTTGCCGAGGTCAGTTGACCGCGAGCGTTGACCGCAAACGTAGCAACCTGCGAGCCGCTACCGTAGCTGCCAGCCGTTACTGCCGTGTTGCTGATGCTGAACTGATTTGTCAGCAGCGACAGGCCGGTGCCAGCCGTGTACGCAGTAGCGCCAGAAGAGAACTGCGCAAACACCAGACTGGTCGTGCCAACCGTGATTGGCAACGCAGTGGTCTGCACCCAAGAGGTGTTGGTGTTGACCGTACCTGCCGTGATTAAAAAGTAGTTACCAGCATTGATCTGGTTGTAACCGCTGCCCGACGTATTCATGTCGGTCGCGCGGGTCAACAAGAATGGGGTAGACCCATCGCCAACCGTAGTTACAGTATAAACACCGTTCTGTAGCGCAGATGCTTGATCTTTAACAAGAATTCTATTGCCAGCCGTAGCTGCAACAGAGTCAACTGTCAGCGCACCGTTAGCCGTTGCCGTCAGCGTTGCACCAACACCGCTTGAGCCGTTGCTGTACGTTACCGTTGGCAATGCGGCAGTCGTTGCCAGATTACAAGCGGTATGGAACGTCAAGCCAGCAGCAATTGAGTCAACGTAAGACTTGTTGACCAAATCGTTTGCACTGCTAGGTGCAGTTGTAATCTGACCAGTAGATGTTGTGAGCGTCGTGAAAGCACCTGTAGCTGGCGTGGTAGCCCCTACAGTTGCATTGTTAATCGTGCCTCCAGTAAACGCGCCACCTGTTACCGTTTTGCCCGTAAACGTCAGCGCAGCGGGCAGCGACAGCGTAATGTCTGACGATCCGCTAGATGTAATCTCATTAGCAGTGCCGGTTACGCTATTAACCGTAGACGTACCAGCAGACGCAGCAGTGATGCGCCCGTAAGCGTCAACCGTCAAATTGGTGTTGGTGTAACTACCTGGGGCAACCGAAGTTGCCGCCAAACTAATCGTGCCGCTGGTGGTAATCGGGCCACCAGCCAAACCAGCACCCGTTGCAATGCTGGTTACCGTACCAGATCCGCTGCCACCAATATTGCTGACCGCAACTTGTTTGGTTACACCGCCTTGGACAATAGGAACGACTTCAGTCCCCGCGAGCGGGGTAGTCGCCGCCGGTAAACCTGTAATCGTCGTATTTGCCATGCTTTACTCGAAAAACACCGTTGCAGCGACAGTTCCGCTGATCACAATGTACAAGCCAGAACTGAAAGACACCCCGCCTTCATCGCCCGTAAACGTGTAACTAGTAGCTGCGGTTGGTGTAAACACACCCAACAGCGTGTCGGTCGTGGTAGCAGCAGCGCTGTTATAGACCGTAATCGTTGGCGTTCCGCTAGCGGCAGACACAAAAATGCCTTTTAGCTTGCCCGCCATCGTCTTCACGTTGGCCGAAGCCGTTAGATATTTGTATGTCGCAGCCATAATTACCTCACGCCAAAAAGCGCAGTTTGTAGAGGGTTCTGAGATAGATTTCGATGATGTTGTCGATCAACTGCTGCAAAGACATATCAGTCTTGTCAACAACTTCGTATCGGTTGGCTTCAATCTCAGCCAACTGAGTTTCCAAGAATTCTATGATATTAGTCGTTTTCTTGGCTGACATCAACGTAATCGGGCCAATCAGACCGTGCCGGCCTTGGTACGCTTCAGCAAAATCGTCCGCAGCCTCAATAATCAGTTCGTAGAACTTCTGCAACGCCTTGTGCTTGCTGTAGCTGCGGGTATTCAGGTGTACGCTATGGGCTACATCACGCCCCAAGAATAGCAGACCTACGAAATCACAGGCTTTCATTGTGGTGCTCCGTACTCAGCCGATTCTGGCATCATTTCATTCGTTTCCCGTCCGGGCATTTCACTAACCAGATCGCCAGAGGTGATCATGCCGTGCAGAGTACCCATGACAATATCTTGGATCTGCTCTTCGGACATTCCAGCCTGAACCGCAGCGATACGCTTAGTCTCAGCGTCAAACGCTTTAATCTTGGCTTCGTAGTCCTTGCGCTCCATGTCCTGCGCTTCCATTGACTTTCCAACATTCTGCAACATCTGGTGCATTTGATCCAGTTCTGCCGCCATCGCTTGCATTTGCTGGTTGGCAGCTTGCAATTGTGGATTGTCCTCGGCGTCGCCCATCAGTTTGGGGTCAATCGTCTTGGCAAACCGCTTTGCCATCTCTTGAGCACCCGGCCAGTCCATGTTCTTAACGAACAAATCGCCCGCCACGGTCCACAACTGCGGGTTACCCTGTAGCAACTGCGCCATTGCCTCAAGAGCCTCTTGGCGCTTGGTTGCATAGCCAGGGCCGGTCGCCACAACCACGTCGTACTTGCCAACAGACGGATTGTAGATCTTTTCGATCACAATCCCTTCTTGGTTTTGGATCTTACGCACAGGTTCTTGCTGCGTAGGGTCAATCTTGACCATCTTCGTCTCGCCATCCAGCCCGATAATGCGGGCGATGCGCTGCGTGTCGTAAATTTTGGGGATCAGGTCAACCAACTGGCGACCGATGTGCCGTACACCACGCGCTAGGTTGTCTTGGTAGTGGTAAGTGCCAACATCGCCCTCACGTTGGCGGGCTAAAATAGCCTTGCCAGAACGTTCGTTGGATGTTTGCCCAAGTGATGCGTTGTACTGCCCCGTGGCGCTCTTAATGTCCTCTGAGGCCCCCATTTTGGCTTGAATCAAGCCAGTTTGGGCCATTGGCGGCAGCGCACGTTGGGGCAACGGCAAAACCGCACCCTGACCGTCCGTCACATCTGGATTGACCTCCAAATAAGGCCAATTCTGGGTGTTTGCGGTCTTCCACTGGGTCTCATACCCCTCAAACTGACCGCCATACCCAATAAACGGGGCTTTTGGAGCCAGCGCCAGCATTTCTGCTTCTTGGCTAGTCCAATAGTTGTACATCCGTTGCGCGTCTTTGGCATTACGCACTAGCCCGCTGATGTAAATCCGACCCTCAACCTCGTATTCGTTGCCGATAATACGAACAACAGGGATATAACTACCGGCCCACTCTTGTTCTTCAAGGATTTCGTAGCCGTTGATCTTGCACCACTTGATCTTCTTGATCTCTGCGTTGCGCGACTTCTTTGGCGTGCCGTAAACCGCTTTTAACTGCTTGTCTTCTGGCGTACCTTCAAACGCAGTGACGTTGCCAGGGTACAAATTCAGCTTTTTGCGCTCGTAATCGCAGTAAAAATACTCGGCGATACGGATTGTGTCGGTGTTAAGCCACTGACTTAGGTTTTGATCCCCAACACCAAGCGTTTCCAGCGTGGACAAAGGCGACGCATTCGGGAAAAGCCTTGCGTACTCGTCTTTAGACAGATCCTCGGTGATAAAACACCACTTGGCGTCACTGCCGCACGGGTCTTGAATCAGCGGGTCCATGTAGACGCTGAAACTGTTCCTCACCCGCGCAATTTTGATGTCCTGATCAAACGTATCGTTGTCGCAATACTCAGTCAGAACCCGGATGTAACCCTCGCCATAGGCGACTTGGTTCTCGCAGGCCGTGTCATAGGCCACATCTGCGTCAGAGATGTACTCAATGTGACGCACCATGCCGTTGAAAATCTCGGCAACCTCAACGTCAGCATTATCATCAACCGGAATGACCTTAACGCTAGGCCGGTTCTGGCGCTGATCGTTGGTAATCTGGTGGACGTGCTGCGGCAGCTTATTTATAGTCAAGCATGGCCGCGCGTTAATCGTCTGCCCCTGCACCGCACCACGGGTCGCCAGCACATCTGCCGGCCACTGCCACTGGTTATCGGGCGATCCCGCGTAGAAACGCAGATCATCTAACTCATCTTCACGCGATTCGGAATACGCCGAGATAGCCATCGACAGGCGATCCCGCGCCGTTGACAACACATCCGAGTCGCTCTTGAGTGGTTTGCCACCCAGTGCAACGTTGCCAACAGCGTTAATCCCGGTGTAGTCACTCACTTCTTTTTCGCCGTCTTAGCCGATTCTTTAAAGTCTTTAGCCGTTGGCGCATTCTTGCTGCCAACCTTGTTCATCTTTTCGCCAGAACCAGCAGCGATACGCGCTTGTTTAGCATGAATATTGGCGTACAAGCCAGGTTTACTCATTTTTTCTTTGCCGCCGCGCGTTTCTCAGCGTAGGCAATCGCAACTGCTTGCTTGACTGGCTTACCAGCTTTAACTTCAGTCTTGATGTTTTCTTTAAATGCTTTAGGTGAAGCAGATTTCTTGAGCATTATGCACCCATCCAAGATCCAGACATTGTAGCCCTATTGGAAACAATCGTGCGCGCTTTTTCCGTGTACTCACGATGCGCTACAGGATAGGCAAACGTCACCGCCAGCGCGTCGGCTGCGTCAGGTGATGCCAATCCTCTAGACTTCATTTCTTTCTTGCCTTCCAGAAAGATCGTTCCCGCTGAGTTGGGCTTTTTCATCGGCCCAACCAAATCGTCTTTAAGCATCTTGTCCTGCGGGATGCTGGCTGACCGTAGCCACTCGCGCATCGCGCCCCACATTTCAGCCCGCTTGTTGCCCCACATTACAGGGTTCTTGGCTTTCCAACCAAAGTTTACCCCTCGTACCTTATACCGTTGTTCGGTCAATCTGTCAAGTATACCGTAGCCCAAACCACCTTCGTCAATCACAGTTAGCGTTGGTTTGTATTCGTCAATCGCGTCAATGACACGCCCGACAATCGACATCGTATCCTCGCCCTTATAGCGCTTGATTGCTACGATGTCCCGCCCACGTCTGACAACAATCACAGTTGAGTCCAGTCCACCCCTTGCCGGGTCGACCCCTATTACTATAGGCGCGGTCTCATCCTTGTACTTAGGCCGCTTGAATGCGTCCTCGACAATCATTGGCGAAATGAACTGATCCTCGCCCGCGCTTGGGAAGTCGCCGTACACCTCAACGCGCGCTTGGATCGAATCCTCGCCGTACTCCGCGATGATCTGCTCGTAGACCTGCTTATCCGTCCCTTCGACCGTCCGGGCATCAATCTGGCGCGTTTGCCAGAAGTTACGCTTACTATTAAACGTCTCGAAGAAGTACCCGCTGTTACGCCGTGGGTTGCTAAACGCAAACCAATAGCGGTCTAGGATGTTCTCGGTAAAGAACCCGGCACCCACCGCCCAGATCGCGTCGGCGATACCGCTGGCCTCGTCGAAGATCAACATCATGCCGTCGTGGTTGTGTACCCCGGCGTAAGCGTCTGGGTTTTCTTCGCTCCACAACTTGCCTTCCGCTGCCCAATAGCGCGTACCTTTCTTTAAGTCGCGCTCGACCAGTTCGGTCAGCCACGCCGCCGGTACAATCTTAGTCGCGCTGATCTCCCACCAGTGGCTGTTGATAATCATCGCTTGCCACTTGGTCAGTTCGCCCCAGGTGACAGACCGTAACTGCGCCTCACTGTTGGCGCTCACAATGACCGTCGAGCCGATGCGCGTGGATAGCATCCACAGGATCAGCCAGCTAACTAACGCCGACTTACCAATACCCCGACCGCTGGACACCGCCTCGCGTAGCGTGTCCATGTTGACCTTGCCTTCGTTGGCTTTGATGTGCTTACTAATGTCGCGCAGGATCTCGCGCTGCCATTTGCGCGGGCCTTGGAACTTAGCTAACGGTGTGTTCGGTTGCCCCCAGGGAAACGCGAACAATACAAACGCTTCAGGATCGTTCGCTATCGCGGGTGACCACAACCGCGTCATCAACGTCTGCTCTTCGGCTGATGTATAGATCGGTTTTTGCATTCTCTAGCACTCTGGTTTGCGCGGCTTCTAAGGCTTGGGTAATGCTGATCCGCTGATACACGTCAACGCTGACTTCTTGCTTGGCTGTCCATTCGTGCCGGTGACGCAGGATCTCTAGCGCCGCTTTGGAGTCGCCACCCAACGCCGCGTCGTGCAGCACTTTTGAGATTTCGCGTTCGTTATCTGCGCGACCTTTCTTTTCAGCCATTTCCGCAACTGGGTCTAGCTGACACAGTTGCCGATACTCAGCGGGCAGCATACCAGCGGCCAGCGCCAGCGAGTCACCTTTTAGACCTAACTTCGCCGCGTCATAGATGGACTGAAGACGCGCCTCTGTTGCCCGGACATCACGAACTGTTAGTGGCAAAGATTTGAACATGGCTGGATTGTAACAAAAAAATTTTAAAAAATGTTTGCGGGGGGTGCGTTTCCGTGACCGGTCGGGCCAAGGCCCTACCCGGCCCCCTCTTTTGTACCCGGACATTGCCATGGGCACAACAGCCGATCGGCCATTGCGCCAGCTAGCTGCCAGCGTTCAGGCCATCGCGTGCGCGTGCCCATGTGTGCGCGTGCGCGTGTGTGCGCGTGTGCGCGTGCCCAGGTGTACCCGGACATTGCCATCCGCTAAAGTTGTGCTAAAAACTAGAAATGTACCCACTTGTACCCAGCATTGCCATCCTAAAAAATCGCGCCAGGAAAAACGCGCGCGGATCTGTGGCCGTCGTACAGCAAAATCCCCTATATTTATACATCCTTCAAACTTGAAAGTTAGACATGGCTATTCTGGGGTACACCCCGCAAACCCGCGCCGTTATGCGGTTTTGTGTGCCCACTCGCCCCGCGTTTGACGCTTACATTTCGCTCACACAGTGACAACAAGGGTTTCCCCTAGTCAAAAAGTTATTGACACGCCATGATCGACTGTGTACAGTACTTACATGGCGCAGTACAACGCAGCGTCAACAACCCGGAGAGCACAAAATGAACAAGTCGGAACTTCGCGAAATCGTGTTTGTGATCCAGTACCACAAACTTGGAATGCGTGACACGGCCGCGCGCGCATTGTCCGCGCTGATCCGCGCGGCGCGCACTAAACGATCATCGGCCGCGCTGTGGGAATACGCAACGATGCTGCAGCTTGACACTCACCCTGACTTTATCGCCTAACATCAGACGGGGGGCGCAAGCCCCCGACACAGGAGAGCAACATGACCAAGACTGACAAATATAACCTTGTATGCGCGTACAAGAATGCGTGGATTGCCGTGAAGGGTACGAGTGTCGACGTCGATTTTGAGAACGGGAATCTTTACGCGATCCGCAAACAGCGCCCGTCCGGTTCGTGGAGTGAGCCAGAATTGATCAATACGTCGGCGTTGATCGAACGTCTCGGGATTCTGGCCGGTCAATTGTCCGCGCGCGTCAACAATTAAAATTCCAGCGAATGCGTCTTCGGGCGCATTCGCGGGCGTTTTGTCCGGTAACACTTCACTACACTACGGAGAACCTATGATTCACTTCGTCGCAAAATCATCCAACACAAAAACCGGGCCGATCCCGATTACTTACAGCGCGCGCGATACGTGCCCCGCTAGTTGCGGGCAGATGAAAGCTTGTTACGCCGATGCGGGGTTTCACACTCGTTTGAATTGGGACAAAGTCCCGACGCGCGGAAAAGATATCGCAACGGTCGCGGCCAAAATTCGCGCGTTAAAACCCGCGACGCTGTGGCGGTTTAACGTCGCGGGCGATTTACCGGGCATCGGTGAGGATATTGATGGCCCCGCGTTTGCGCAGCTAATCGAAGCAAACCGCGGGCGTCGCGGGTTTACGTACACTCACAAGCATTCGGACCGCGCGATCAAATTCGCGCGTTTCGCGACCAAACGCGGGTTTACCGTAAACCTATCGGCCGACGACGCGGGTCACGCTGACAAGTTAGCGGAAACCGGTTTACCTGTCGCAGTCGTCGTGCCATTGGGTACGCCCGAACGCACGACGACACCCGCTGGTCGCGCGATCGTCGTGTGTCCCGCGCAAACGAAAGATGACGTTACCTGCTTTACCTGCGGACTATGCGCCCGCGCGAACCGCAAGGTTATCGTCGGGTTTCTCGCGCATGGCACGCGCGCCAAAGCGGCCGACGCAATCGCGCGTCGTGTCATTCCACTTGTTAAGGCTTAATCATGAAACTCGAAACTTACGCTACTCTCGCGCTGGCGCTGTGGTGTTTCGTCGCGGGCGTCATCCTCGCGGATGGCATCATCGCGGCGTTGTGTCGTTAGTCATCGCGGCGGTTCTCGCCGCGATCCTAGTGATCATCCTAGACTTATAAAAAAAGCCCCTAACGGGGCTTTTTTTATACTTCAACCATTCGCCTTAATTCTGAGGCGCTGGCGCTTGCCATGTCGGGCGCGCAGTACACGTGACGCTTAGTCTCTAACCCGCGCGCAGCTACCCGCCCGCAGTCGATCCAACCCGCTTCCTTGATCGCCTGCAGTAGCGCTTGCTGGTACAGTTTCATGCCTGCTGGCGCGCTACGGGCTAACTCATCCAACACGGCCTGCAGGGGCGCCGCGATCACGCCACGGGTAAAGACACCGCGTCGCCCGCGCATTAATTCGAGAATGTAAGACTCAGCCCCGGAGAGCGAATTCTCCGTCATGGTCTGTTTAAATTCCGTCATGGGCGGGGCAGCGCCAGGATTGAATCGGGATACGTCGCGGGCGTGCAACCATGCCGCCACGGCCGCGCGGCCGCCGGTTTTAAGCCACTGCCATATAGCGGCCCCATCCGCATCACTCATGCGCCCCACGCGCGACCATATACAGAACCAACGGCGATCTTGGGCGCTGATCGATATAGGTAACAGATCATTAGAAAACGCGAGCACGAAGCCCCTATTGGCCATCATATAGGGGTGTAACCCTTTCCGATTCACGGCCAACACTTCGGGCGGGGCCGCAATAATTGGTTTCAATTTATTGGCCAGAACCCGGCGATCGGCCGCAAGCGCTTCCTTCAACTCATTAATAACTAGAATCTCCGACTCTAGCTGGTAACCCCACTGCGACGTCAGCGACTCATTGTCAACCAAGCCATAGTTATGCTTATTTTCGCCACACACGGCCCATATGAACGGGTCGTACATCGTATCCTTACCCGATCCTTCATCCGACGCGTGTAGGATCGCATGGTTGATCTTAACGCGTGGATTCTGGACCTTATAGGCCATCACGTCCCATATATGGTCTAACTCTGTTTGCACCGGCACTAGCTTGCGACAGTGATCGACCCATGCCTGTATAGGCCCCGCCATAGGCGTGGGGCGCGCGTCGACCCAACGGTTGGCATAAACCATACCATCGCGCGCCGTTAGCACCGACTCGCCCGCAGCATAGGTCAAGCCCGCGAGCACCTGCCCGCCCGCGACTGTACGGTTCTCATCAAACCACATAGACGCGCTAATCAAGCGCGCGCGCCCCGTAGGGCCTGAGTGCATAGAATGGCAAGCAATCCCGCGATAGGTCGCGTCGAACGCGCGCCGGGACACCAGCACACGGTCTAATAGGTCGAAATAAGAATCGTCCGATTGGACATAGGCGAAGCGCTTAAACCAGTCGGTCCGCTCGACCCGCGACCGCTCGCGCGCTTCAACCTGGGCGATGATCGAATCGGCATCCTCGCTAAACATATCGGTCTTCTTGACCTTCGATAGCGCACCGCCCACAACGGACGCGAGCAGTTCTTCACGCAGGCCATAGGACCGTTTAGGGCCGCCCTCCTCTTCAACCCACGCCAAAAACCGCGACGAATCCCATTCGGTGCAATGCGAATGCAAACAGCAGTACGCCCGCGAAGCGGGCATATAGCGGCCTTCTAGGTTACCGTCGGAGTGCTCCGCATGGTTGGGGCATATCACGCCCCACCAGCCCGCAGGGTTACCCGCCTGGGTTACTTCTTTACGCTCAACCAGCCACGCCAGCACGTCATCCGACCCGTCATCCTTCAGAACACCGGGTCGGAAGTTGTTGGTCTCCGCTTCACCCGGCACGACCGATAAGGCGTTGCAAATCTCTTCAAGGCTAAACTCACGCGACGGGTTGAACTCAACCAAACGCGCGGCGAACCGCCCGCGTCCGGGCTTTAGATTGATCGAGCCAGGGATGCGGATGTTGCGCACTGGATTAATAGCGCCAGGGTCCGTATAGCCCGCCGCTGCTATAGCCTTAATCGCCGCGCTATAGACCGACTTATGGGGCTGATCGTCTAGCCGGAAGACATAGGCCCACTGGTAGTTGTCCTTGGACGTTTCAATGACCCATGTAGGGCGTATAGGCGGGGTCTTGCTTTTGGTCCCGACGTCATCCAACACCAGACACCAGACGTTTTCACAGAACGCCGCTCCTGCCGATACTCTTTGACCGTCGAATCGGTTCTCGATGAACGAACCAATGTTGACGTACCACGCGCCTTCACCGCGCGGCTTACGGTATGCGGGATAGGCGTAACCGCCTTCCCGCTCGACTTGTTTAGTGAATAGTACAACTTCACCCTCAGGCGCGAGGGCTATGATATGATCCACCAGTTCCATGTGTGCTCTACTCCTCGTTGATCCCGCCCTAGCCGGCGGGATTTTTTTTGCTACTTACCGTAGCGGGACATCTGCTTAACTTCTGCCTTCAGGGGCAGTCCGACCGCCCAAGGCGGTGACGTACACATGACATTCTTTAATACGTCAGCGTCACCGTCCTCTAGGACGATTTCATCGTGTACGTGGAGCACTACGTTATCTAACTGGCGTAGCGCGTGGCGCAGGACATCGTTGGCGACTGCCTGGGTGATGTTCTCGCAAGCCAGACCTTTCCATAGACGCGCGCGGGGCCATTCTTTAGCGTCAGCGGCGGGCTTCCAAGCGGCTTTACAGTATGAAATGCCATCGTCTTCCAGTTTTGCATACGGGTAACACAGAACGCGGCCCGAAGGAAGAATGTACCAGAGATGCTGGCGATCGAACAGGTAAGTAACCCGACCCGCGCTAAACTCCGCGTTGGGCGTATGCATAGCTGATGTGTATGCGCGCTCCAACTCAGACCAGAACCGCACGGCCCACTGATTGCTGCGCCGCCACGCGTCAACCATGCGCTTAGCATCGGCCTCTGGCATATGAATGCCATAAGCGCGCCCCATAGCGGCGAACGCGCCTACGCCTCCGGCGTACCCGCACGACAACTCCTGAACCTTCCCGATCTGGCGCTGATCGTCGGTGACTTGATCGACCGTACACCCGAAGGTAGCAGCGGCGTTGATCTTGTAGATGTCCTGGCTGAATTGCTTTAGCTTCTCGTCGCCCATGCCCGACATCCACGGGTTAACGCGCGCCTCGATAGCCGACCAGTCGGCGACGGTAAAGTTGCCAATCAATGCGGGTCGGAGCATCCCCTTGAGCACATCCGTAACTCTTCGTCCGTGAACAGGGACAATTGCTCGCCCGCTGACGATATCGTCACGCACTCTAGCCGGATTTTTGGCGGTCTTGCGGGTGAAATTATGGACTTGTGCTCCGTAAGCAGAGGCTCGCCCCGTCGCAGATCCGCCAGCAAAAACAAATGCGCCTCGTACGCGGTCATCTTCAACATCGGCCAACTCCTGTAGACGTTTGAACTTCGCAATCGAGGACGCCCATAGATCATCGGCGCACTGCACAACCTCGCGCACGTCAGGATCTAGGTCATCACACGCCAATAGATTAGCGCGAACGGCCTTGTCGATGCTGTACTTCTCGCCGACCCACATCAGTTTCTTCTGCTCGTCCGTGACGCGCGCCAGTACCCACTCACGCATCTTGGACGACCGCACCGCCAGCCCGCCGGTGATGTCCGACACGATAGCTTGGATCTCCTCGACTTCCGCGTCAGCGTAGCGGATGGCGGCTTTGCACAGCGCGATATCCACCTTCACGCCGCGATCATTGATGCGCTCGTTAACGTGGTAGTCGAGCAGTTCATCGTCCGATAGTTGACGCATGGCGAGGCTTACGGCGCGCATAGCGCGCACGTCTTGCTCGCAGTATTCAATGAGTTCTGGGATAAGTTTGTCGTTATACGGCGGCACACAACACTGCCGCACAAGGTAATCACCGCGTCGGTCCTTCTTCATGTCAGCGCCAGCAAAGCGACCGACATCCTCAAGCGAACCCGGCGCGCAGTTGGCGCGGGCTTGTGTTGCGGTGCAGTAAAACTGCTCAAGATCGAAGTTGATCTGAAGCACATACCAGAAGATCAGACGCTCAAACGCGGCGTTATGCGCGCGGATCTGACCTTTGTGGTTTAACACATCAGACGGAAATGTTAAATCTGGGGTCCAAGTTTTAACATTTCCGTCGTCGAATGCGTAGGACATACAGATGACTTCCGTCTTTAAGTCCTGCGCGTAATTGTAGACACCCGCGACCCGAAGGTCGCAGGTGCTACGGGTCTCGAAGTCAACCCAAAGGATCACTTACCCTGCGCGGCGGCGACGCGTCGGCGCGGGGCTTTCTTCCTCTTCGACGGGGCCGTCCATCGACACAAACTCTACAATCTCGAACACGGGAGTGTAGATACGGCCATACGACTTATGCTGGTAGTGCTCCTTTTTGAGCAACACAACCGGCACGGGCTTCGATTCGTCCTGGCTCACTTGATTAGCAAACGCAGACGCAATCGCCTCGAAACCTTTCTTTCCACCCACCGAAGTAGCGGAATAGCGGGCTTCAAGACCCTTGTCTTCACCAGTCAAACACTTCAAGCTAAACCCAACCTGACGCTCCCAACCACGCGTAGCGTTAGGAGGCGCGTCGTCCATTTCTGGCAACGGGTCGGTCAACGCAACCATCTTCTCGCCCAACACAACCCCATCACCCCATGCGATCACGCCATGCACGAATGAGAAAGGGTTTATCGCCCACTTACTATCAGGCTCAACTTCAGTCTGATCAGCACCGTAGACCCAGTGGCCAGTCTTATCCATTTTCAGGATGACCGAGCCAGCGGAAGCGGCGGGAGCAGCAACAGTCTTGATGGCCGTTGCGATTGCTGCGAGTGCTGGCAAGCCAGCTTTGTTAAACGCGACTAGATTTGACATTACCTTACCTTAGTTTAAGAAGAGCAGTTTTCATTTGCTCGGGGAGGAACACAGTCGCTGACCGGGAGTCACCTTCCGGGGCGATTGTGGTTCCCGACGACACCGCAACCACGATGTCATCGGGGAGACTCAGTTTACGCGCTTTCAAAAGTTTTTCAACCTTTGCGGGCGACAGCATGACCGTTTCCACCAGTTTACCCGGCGGGATGTCCATGTTGATCAGCGTGTTCAACGCCTTGTTTTCATCAATCCACTGGCGCGTAGCGCGCTTGTTGACCAACTTGTAACCCGGCACTGGCTCACCAGACTCTAGGATCTGGTGCGCTAGGTCACGCAGGTCAGTCACCCATCGCTCGATCAGATCGGCAGTCGCCAGATACTCGCCGATCTGCGCGGGGTTCAGTTCCTTTATCTGCACCTTCAGCGCCCGCTCTGCCGCGCCGGTCATCTGCGGGCAGATCGGCTTGGCAGGGCAGTAGCGGCAATGTTCACCAATGTTCAACGGTGCGTAGGAGTGCTGCGAGGTTGTGACCGCCGCGACTAGATCACGCTCGAACTGTTTGACGCGCGCGACCGTGGTTGTCCACCGCTTGACCGCTGGCGGTTGGACGATGACGCACTCGATCTCTTGGACATCTTTAAACGCCCAATCCAGCCCTTTGGTTCGCATCGCAGCAGCGGCATAGAAGAGCAACTGCTCGTTGTCTTCCACGTCCACTTCACCGCGCCCGAATTTCCAATCGAGCACTACAGCGTGCCCGTTGATGCGCCCGATTAGGTCAGCAGACCCAAACACTCCGGGAAGCAAGGTGCCGAAGTTGACATGAGACTCGACCCGATACTCCATATCGGCGTCTGGGTCGATCTCATTTAAGGCCAACATCGCGGGGACAATCTTCTCGTCGATCATCTCCTCGGTCATGACCTGATCGTTGTACTTCATGCCAAGCACACTACGCACTTCCAGCGACGGGTCTTCGAGAAGCGCGGCCATCGCGTTATGGCACAACGTGCCCATGTCGGCGTCTTTACCCCCCAAACGCGGGGGCATCTTCTGCACCAGCGCTACCGAGCCTGGGCAGTTGATGACGCGCTTGGCGGTCGATCCCCCTACGATATTAGAGTGCATCTTTTTCGCGCTCCTCTAGCATTTCGTCGGCTTGTTTATACGCGACTTCGGCGATGTCTGTGCAACTCCAATCTTCAATATTAGCGGCTAACAGACCTTGCATCGCAAGCGCGGCAAAGTAGTCGCGCAGACTCAAGTTAGATGGCATAGCTTTTCCTTGCGATAAAGTTGCGTAGGCTGTCCTGCGACATCATTGTAGGGTTGTTGCGCCCCAAGAGCGCTTTAACCCACCCCCGCGCCCAGAGCGCCGAGATGCTTACCTTTGCACCACGGTCAAGCAATTCTTCGGTCGTGAAGGTTTGCCCGCCAACGGCAACCCAGTGGTTTTTCTTGACGTAGTGCGGGACGAACATGAAGTTGCCGATGTAGAACACTGGCTGGATCTCGCAGGATTCGTAGTCGCGGTCTTTGGTGTAGGAGTTCATTCTGGCTTCTCCTCGCGGAAGATGTCAGCGCCCTGGAAGTAGCTGTACGAACTGCACTTGAGTTCGCAGGCGTTGAAGTTGCCGTTGGGCATGAGGCTGTTCAGGTATTCAACGAGGATGCGTTGAACTTCGGCGCTGTCTAGGGTGACTTTCATTGAAGTGTCCTTGAGTGGTTGGAGTCGTCACTCTACCCACACAGAAACCACTTGTCAACAACTTTTTTGCAGTGTAGGATGACGGCATGAAAGAAAGCGAGATCGAACGCCACTTCGTCTGGACCGTCGAGACGATGGGCGGCAAGACTTGGAAGTTCACTAGCCCCGGCATACGGGGCGTGGCCGACCGGATCGCCTGCCTGCCAGACGGGTCGACGTGGTTTGTAGAACTCAAAACCAAAGGGGGCAAACTAAGCAAACTACAAAAACACTTCGGCGCAACCATGCGCCAACTCAACCAAAACTACACAGTAATCTGGAACCTAGAAGGAATAGCACAATGGTCCTTAGACCTTACCAAGAAGTCGCTGCCGACTTTCTCTACGAACGCGACCGCGCGATGATCCTCGCGCCCGTCGGCGCTGGCAAGACGGCAATCACGTTAACCGCGCTATCGGGCTTACTGAAGATCAAACGCAACGCCTTGGTCGTTGCACCCAAACGCGTCGCTACTAGCGTCTGGCCGGTCGAAGCCGCGAAGTGGGCACCTGACCTGACCGTCGCTGTTGCCGTGGGTACACCTAAGCAACGCCAGAAAGCGTTCGACTCCGGCGCGCAGGTGATCGTGACCAACTACGACAACATTCCGCCACACGGGAACTTCGACTGCATCATCTTCGACGAACTGACGCGCCTCAAAAACCCAGGCGGCGCGCGGTTTAAGGCGCTGGATAGTTTGATTAAGAACGTCCCGATCCGTTGGGGCCTGACCGGATCATTCACCAGCAACGGGCTAGAGGATGTCTTCGGTCAGTGCAAGATCATCGACCAGACGCTGCTAGGGCGCTCCAAGGGCGCGTTTATGCAACAGTATTTCATCCTGCTTAACCCAGAGTTTGGCCAGTGGGTCCCCCGCGCCGGTAGTTTGAAGCAGGTCATGGAGAAGATCCAACCGGCAACCTATGTGCTAGACCCAGGCGAGTACAAGGATAAGCTGCCGCCCGTTCATACGGTCCACGTCAACTGCCAGATGCAGATGGATCACTACGACAAACTTAAAAAAGACTTCATGTTGGAGTACGACAGTGCCAACATCATCGCCATGAACGCTGGCGTGGTGACGGGCAAGCTGCAACAGATGGCATCTGGGTTTGTGTACGACACATCACATACGCCCGACCGTGTTGTGCCGGGTAAGTTCATTACCAAACAAACGCCGATCTGGTTTTCCAAACACAAGTTTGACGCGCTGGACGATCTTCTGACCGAGAACCAACACGCCAACACCATCTTGGTCTACCAGTATCAAGAAGAGTTGATGGAACTGCATCGGCGCTACTCCAACTTGGTTACGCTTGACGATGACCGCGCGATTGAGCGCTGGAACGCTGGCGAGATTGAACTGCTGGCGGTCCACCCTAAGTCTGCCGGTCACGGGTTGAACCTTCAGCATGGCGGCTGCAAGATGGTCTTTGTATCGCTGCCGTGGTCGCTGGAGTTGTTTGAGCAGACAGTCGGGCGGCTACACCGTAGCGGCCAACGCCACGACGTCTGGGTCTACATTATGTCAACTGAGAAGACAATTGACGAAAAAATTTGGAGCGCGCTTCAGGACAAACGCGCGGTATCGGAAATTGCTATGGAGGCGCTGAAGTGAACAAACCAATATCTCGCGCTGAGATGAAGGATTGGGTCAACGACACTTGGCAGAAATGCCTAGATGAAGCATGGAATGAAAAAATGAAATGCTGTGATGGCCAATGCAACCAAGGCCGCGACTGCCCCAACAAGAACATCAACTGTCAGCAGTGCCGCATCCGACAGGCTACGCACAAGGTTGCCATCCTTAAAGGCGTCGGGTTTCGTTGGAAGTGCCAGACGTGTTTCGACAAATCCAGACCAAGCGGGTTCAAGAATGACTAAGTACGGCATCCTTGACGATGAGGGGCGCGTCGTGCGCTGGGTGTGGGATAAGCCACCGTACCCGCACATCGTGCAGAAAATTAAGAAACCAAAGCTAGATCTATCCAACGTACCGGAGGCATTATTTTGATTATCAACGGCAAGATCGTCCCAGACTGGGACAAAAGCAAAATCTCAACCGCTTACCAGAAACCAAACCAGTTCAAGATCATCACCTGGGACATGGGCCGGGTGCAAGGTTGGCTGTTGGGGCAGACGCCGTTGGCGAGAAATTTTATTGAGAAGGTGATCAGATGAAAGAGATTGTTGATTTTCTACGCGAGAACGGCGAGTCCACCCTGCTGGATATGGACTTCCCAGGCGTAGACCGGCGCACGTTGTCCAGCAGGCTCATGCGCCTGTACGAAACCCGTGTGATAGACCGTCGGATGTCAATCACCGAACGGGGCGACTTCTGGGCGTACAGCGCGGTCGATGGCCCGGATCGCCCGTATCAGTATCGCAACGAACCCGATCCGGTTTACTACCTCAGAAATTTACCGCGTGATGAATTTCTAGAACTAGCGTTGGAAGAACTATGAAACTAGTACGAGCCAAACTAATCGCCGCGCGGGAAGAACTTATAATTCGCCAGCGCGAGTTAGCCGCAGCGCAGCGCAACTACAACCGGGTACTTGAAACCCTTAAAGACTTAGAGGTACGACTTGAATCACACTTGGCGGGGCTTGAACGCAGCCTTGAGGACTCTGGACGAACAGACTGTGCTGGAGATGTTGAACCACGAACGAGCGACTGAAGGGCGCGCCAGCATCCTTCGGCGCATCCACCAACGCTACAACACGCTGCGCGTATCGCGCGAGCGGATTGAACTACTTCAAGAGGCTAAACAACCATGACCAACTTCGCAACGTGGCGCTACGAGAACCTTGTCCAGTTCGCCAAAGAATCGACCGAACGTATGAACTTGCTCAACGTCGAGATCGAGGCGCTAAACGAGGATCTCAAAACTGCGATAGAAGCGTACCGCTGCTTACTTCGCAGCGACTCCCTTGCTCTTCTCAAAGGATCGCATCCCGCCGAAACCGAGAAGGCCGGACAGTAGCACCATCAGTTGATCAGTTTGCAGATCGGGCGGCGGGGCTAGACCTTTTGGAATGATGTCTACGCCCTGCCCAAACGCCCAGATCCACTGCATCAGCGGGTAGCCTAGGAACTGGTAAGCCAGACCTGCAACCCCAACCCAACCAACAGCAGGACGCCAGCCAGCGACAAATACGCTAGCGCTTCCAGCTTCAATCTTATTAATTTCGACTTGGGCCAAGTCCGTTGCCTGATCAATTTTTTTTTCTTCGAGATCAAGTTTTCGGTTTTCCAACGCCATTTGAAGGCGTTCCTTGTCCGTTGTGATGAGGTCACCGGCAACCTTTCCCACGCCTTCAATGATGCTCCCTATACCGATAAGATCCATTACTTTAGTCCGGACAATGTACGGTTGATCCAGCCGAGGAGGAACTTGGACTGGCTGCGGTCTTTGTTGCAGATGTTGGCGTAGCGCTGGATTTTGGCGATGGCGTAGAAAGAAACGAACTTCTCCGGCGCGCATTGATTAAGGAGTTCAACAGTCTTAGGACCGATACCGCCATCTGGTGTTGCCCCTACAATGACCTGCGCCAGCTTGATCGCTACTGAGGTGCCTGTGTTGACGCCGAAGTTGAAGATGTTTTCCGCGATAACTTGCTCTTTAATCTCATCGCCTCTAACCACGTTCCAAAAGCGTTGGCGATAAAATCCCCGCACCATATCAGTGAGCGGTCCACCAAACTCCTTGCGGTCGACCAGAGGCCACCCAGCCCAGTCAGGATTCGGGTTGCGAGCGATGCCAGCATAAGTCATTCCTCCCCGGTCGCCCGGTATGTCTGTCAGTTGAAACCCACCTTCGTCGTGGATCATTTTTACAAAGGCGGCGTTGAAATCAGCCATTACTTCCTCGCCATTCGGTCTTCGATAATGCTGATGTGTTTCTGATTCTCGTGGATCATATCGCGGTTGTGCTGAATTTCTTTTTCCATGTCTTGCCGCAACTTCTCCCGCGCCAGTTCAGCCCCGGAGTTGGCGGCTTGCTTGTTGTCTGATGTGACCACCAGACTGATTTTTGCGTTCAGGACCGTCACATCGTGGCTAAGTTTATCCAGCGACGACATCAGGTAGACAACACAAGTGAACAGAATCGGCAAGACCGCAAACGCGGTTTTCTCAATGAGTTGCGACTTGGCTTCTAACTTTTCAGTCATAGTTTGCTCACATCTATTAGTGACCCACGAAAGTCAATCACGCCTTCCGAGTTCTTGCTAACCAGTTCCGGCCACAGAAGTTTGCCGTTCCGCATGGTTAGCACCGCAAACCCAGAACGCCAGTTGACCGGCCCGTCTTCCAGATAGTCCATAAACTGCGGGCCATCTATTTCCGCAAGTGTACCCGTGTCCACGCCCCAACGGGTACCATTATAGTCTCCAAACGGGGTGCATTTTAGAGAATGCAGGTGGCCTGTGACAATTGAGGTTCCAGCCGAAACAGTGTTCTGGTGTGTTGCGTGAATGCCTGACTTGTAGCGGTGTTTGACCACTACGTCATCTGACAACCAGCACGTCCAGCAGGTTTTCCATTTGGGAAAATGATCCTTGAGTGCAGTGCCACCAACGCCTTCAAATTGAGGTGCTGCTTGCGAAAGGCGCGATTCAAACCGCGAGTCGTGGTTACCCAACGGCCAAATCAACTGAGTGTGGTGGCGTACCTTTTCGCAAGCGTCTTCGATTTCTTTTAACGCCGACTGGCAAGCGTCAAGTTCCTGCTTAACGTTTGGGACGTTGCTCCAACCGATTCTAGGATGTCTGCTGATCGCGCTGCCATCGAAGGCGTCGCCGTTGTTGATGACAACGTGCGGCTTTAGTTCGTTAATCGCCCAAAGCAGACCTTTAAACGCGGTGGTTCTGATCCCAGGCCAGAAGTGAGCGTCAGAAAAAACCAGCGCTATGCCGTCAGTTAAACCAGCCTTGTGCCTAGATTTTTGAATGTGTGATTGAGCGCCAGTGGCAGCAAGTTGTATCTTGAGTCTGCCTTCGATCGCTCTTCGTTTGGTGTGGATATATCTTTCAGAAAATCCGGTAAGTTGCGCTATTACTGCTGGAGATCTATGCTGCTCCCACAACTCCAAAAATTCTTTGTCTGACAACCGTGGAACTGGTGACATTATTCATCCTTTTGGAACGAACCCACCAGATACCACGGTTGTGTTGCTGGAAGATTACTCGTCAGTCTGTTCGTCGATTTCTTCAGCAGCGTCAGCGACTTGGAAGTGCGCGTCAACCGTTGACGAAAACAATTCATTCAAAGTAAACCGCTCAACGCCGTTTTCTGCGGCAACAGCGTACACAACAGCAAACAAGGCCTGAAGCGCATCAACCGGTTCCGAACCGTCAATAACCTCAATAATTGCGTCTTTCATGTCAGTGTCCAAAAAGGGTAGTAGGAAACCGTATCTTATGAACAGACGGTGAAAGTTTAGTGACCCCTGGTCAGTATGGTCAGCAGCAACATAATGATTGCCCCGCACCCCGTAACCAGAATCTGCTCTAAACGCTTGATCCTAGCGTGTACCCCGCGCATCTCTTTCTCAATACCTTCGTATCGAACCGCGCAGATGTCGACGTGGGCGTCAATTTTGTGATCGACTTCAGATAAAGTAACCATCATGGAGCCAGATTGTTTTCAGATTGCGGGGCAAGAGCGTTACGTTTTGCCGCGCGAGTCTTTGGACCCTGCGGGCTAGGCGTTGGGCGCGGTTGAGCGTATTTGGATTCTAACGTTTCAAGCAGATCCTTCAATTGATCACGCTTGGTGATAGCGTCACGCTGCGTTTGAATATCTGCGTCACGAGAAGCCTTACGCGCCGCAATTTCTTCAAAACCTTTGATCTGCTCTTTAGCTTTTTGGATCGTATTGGCAACCCATTGCCGGTCTGTCATTCTTTCAAAAATTTCAACCGGCGATAGTTTACCGTAAAAGTTTGTTGGGTATACTATATCTAGACCAGTTCTAGTCGATGGGTTTGATAGACCTTTTAAGGCAACTTTTTCTTCCGCGTTAAGAGTAGCTAGTTCGTTTCGTTTTGCTTTGGCTATAGCCGATTCAAGAGTAGTTTGATAACCCGGTAAAACATTAGGGCTGGTTGGTTGCGTAATGTTTCGTAGACCAGACGGCGGCGTAAATTCTCCCGAATATTCAAAACCTCGCGCCGTACTGCCGGTTTGCTCCAGTGGAGCAAAAGTCTCAGTACCCTTTACTTGCTGACCAGCAGGGCGCAGTTTGCCCGTGAATGGGTCAAGTTCGTAAAGCATCCCGCCCGCTGCTGGCTGGCGCGGTCCTGCACTTTGCGCGGCGGCGGCTTCAGCAGCGGCCCTATCGCGGGCGTATTCGTAACCGCGCGCTTGAGCAACGCCTTCCATTCCTGGCGCTGGCAATTGCGGCGGTACGCCAGCAGGTTGCATTTCTGGGCCTAAACTACCTGTGCGCTGTAGACCTTGTTCCCGCAACGCTTGCTGCGCGGCTTCATACGCAGACCTAGGCTGTTGCGGTTGCCCCGGCATCGTAAAGTTGGGTGTGTACTCGGGCGGCAACACAGCGTTTTCAGGATTAAAAATCGCCAAGTTAGACGATCCCGGCGTTACGGGGCGCATCATATTGACCGGCGGGCGATAATCTGGGGGCATAGCGTGAGCGGCTTGATACGCGGGCGACATCATTCGCCGCGCCATTAATGCGTTAGTTAATCCTCCACCAACACCACCAACAATAGATCCTAAATAGGGCGCGCCTACTATAGAACCAAGACCGAAACCTATCGCAGCGCCAGGGCCTGTTCTTGCCAACGTAGGAAGGATAGGGCCAGCGCCGGGTTTTACTTCAGCAATGGTTGGAAAGTTTGCGGCTACTTTGGCAATGTCCGACGCTGTGCCGGTCAATGGCTTTTGTTCTGCCATCGCAGCCAACTTAGTTGGATCTACGCGGCCAGTGTTAAAGTCGGTAGCGCGTTCGTAATCGTAAGTCTTAGCCAACAAAGTTCTGGCATTTTGAAACGCCCGCGCTTGAGTTCCGGTTAGATTTTGTGCCGCAAGTTCTTCAAGTTGATTGGCAATCGCCATACTTGCGTCAGCAACCGCGATAGATTCTGGCGACGGTGCGGTGATACCTTTGCGTTGCGCGTTGTATATTGTCTGCGCTGATTGACGAAGGTTTCTAATGTTTGTCAGCGCTTCGCTGCCAGACAACCCAAGGTTTAAATTTTCTACCGTACTATCAATTAACCCAGACACGGCGCGCGCGCTGGCTTCGCCGCCAATCAACGCGGGGGTACGCAATCCTTCAATAACGGACAACGTTTGTTCGTCTGGTGTCAGTCGTGCAATACTGCCGACTGCTTCGTAAGGCTTAGTAATTTCTGGCGCTGACCTCGCTTTATCAAACGCCGCTTTATCAAGCGTCGTATTAGGTGTCAGCCCCATGTCTTTTTTAGCGGCTTCAGTCCATTGCGGTTCGTTTTTACGCGCCATTCTTGTTTCTGGACTACCAGTTAGCGCGGCAACAATCTTGTTAGCTTTGGTAGGGTTTGATATGGCTGGCGGGATCGCCACGCCAATACGCTGTGCTGCTTGCGCGGCCTCAATCTGCGGCGCATTTTGAAAACTTTGCGTAACGCGCTCTTGTTGCAAACGATTAGCGCGTTCAATAAACGGGCTTCGCAGCGCGTTAGTTGCTGGTCTAATACCCTCAAGGTTAAGCCCTTCCGTAATGATCGGAGGCACTTTAAAAAATTCAGCGGCATTGCCTACGCCGGTCAATATATCTTGACCAGTTTGAGTGCGCGGCTGGTATTGAATGCCGCGCATAACCCGTCCGGTCACATCTTGGTTTGGCTGACCCATCTTGCCGGTCAAGATGCCAGCGCCCGCCGCGATAGGAACAGCCGCCAAACCTGTCACGGCAGACAACGCCGCTTCTGGCCCACCTACGATGTAATCAAGAATGCCACGATCGGTCGCCATAGGTGTCGGTTGTTCTACCGAGCCGGGAATGTCTGCTGGCGTGGCTTCGCGCGGCGTAAAATTAGGCTGTTGTAACCGCAACCGCGCTCTTGCCATAGCAATCGCGCGCTGTTGGTCAAGCGTCATTTCGGCCATAGCTTCCTCTCTTCTGGCGTCATAACATTCCAGACATCTTGCGGAACACCTGCGGGTGCTTTAGACGCGGCGGCAGATCTGGCAGCGGCAGGTGCGGCAGCAGCAGGGCGGTTAGCGCGATACTCGTAAGTCAAATCATACTTATCGCGCAGAATCTGTTTAGAATTTCTAAGTTGAGAAACCGCATCATCGAGCGCGTTTTGAATGCTTGGCGCGTCTTGAACTCGATCAATTGCAGCAAACGAAGCATCTAACTTACGACCTTCTTCGTTTGACACGCTGCCCAGCGCGCTGCCCGTTTTGGACTGGTTTTTGAGATCCTGAATGGCCTGAAAGCCACCTTTAGCTTTAATTTTGTCGTACAGGGCTTTTGCTTCTCTACCTTCAGAAGTTATACCGCCAATACGTCCAGCTAAAATTCCAGATATTTGAGACAACCCAGGATGGTTCCGAAGTTTCTCCATATCTTTTATGAAGTTATCGCTTTGCGCTTCAAAACTTTTTATCGTAGACGTCGCAGCAGGATAGTCAGCCTCGCGTTTCTGCTGGTCTTTAGGCGAAAGACCCGTAAATTCAGACGCGGGGGTTTTTCCTATCGCTTGCGAAGGCGTAACGTATTTTACTTTCCCCGTTGCTTCATCTATGATTTTTACTGGGGCGGGCGCTTCCGGCGCTAAACCTTGAGCGATTACTTTGCCTTTTGAATCATACAAAGTTTCACCGCGCGATACACCGACCGGCGGGCGCTCTGCTGACGGCAGCGTAAACGGCTCTTGCCCAGGCACATAAACCGTTTGTCCTTGGCTGAATGCTTGAGGTTCACGCAGTTTAGCAATCTGCCGCGACAGTTCCGCAACCATAGGCGTAATTTGCGGATTCTCTGCCGCCAGCATAATTAAACCTTTTCGCTGGCGCTCAAGTTCTTTAATTTGCCCAAGTACGTTATCGCCAAAATTAGTCGGAAATCCAGATGGGGTAAGCGCATTTGTAGCTGCGGGCGCTGTTTCTGGCAACAAAGGTCGTACTTTAACGCCCGTACCGCCGCCGCTCAAATTTTCCACCGACATAACCGGCCCCTGCACAGGCGCAGTGGTTGCCGTTGGGATTTCTGTTGGGGCAGGCGCGCCGCCGCCCATTGCAAGTTCAAAATTCTTTTGAAAATCCCGCTTTTGTTTTATCTTGAATCCGACATCCATAACGTGAGGAATGCCAGTACCAATCATTGCTTCCGCAGCAGCGTCAAGATCAGTAGATTGACCTTTTGACGCAAGCACTTCTTTCATTTTATCTAACGCTGCGTTGTCTCGTTGAAGTTGCGCTAACTGCTGTTCGTGCAACTGCCGCGATACGCGCCCAGACTTGATCTGCTCAAGCGCGGCCACATCCTGCAAAGGATCTGGCATATTAATCTTAGGCGGCTGATAAAAATTGACGATTGACGGGTCAAGAGGTCGAAGTGCCATGATTACCTCTTAGTATGGACGTCCAACGCCGCCGGGTAGCACGTTGTATGTATTAGCCAGCGCGTTTGTACGGTTGTTGTACAAATACGCATTCCCGGCGGTGCTAAGCGCGCCAGACAATGCATTACCCGACCCAAGATAACCAGACGCGCGGGCGGTTCCGATGTCTTGCAAATTTTGACCCGTCTGCGTACCAAAATTCTGCGCTGCGGTAGACGAAGCGGAAGTTGCCGACATACCAGGGCCGCTGGCGTAACCCAACAGCGGGTTCAATTGATTGGCGCGGTTGGTGTTATAGCGTTCATACGCTCTTTGGTATTCATCGGATGCCAACCCTTGATTGTAGCGTTCCGCACCTTTAAGAGTAGCGCCAGACAATAACCCGCCGCGCGAAGCAGCGGTGCGATCAAGTGCTTTCATGCCTTCGGACAACCGGAAAGCGTAACCGGGGTCGGTTTGAAAATCTGACGCACCAAAATCGCGCGCGTATTTACCAAAGTCAGGTGAGTTTGGATCGGTTACAAATTCTGAAGGTGTGCCGCCCGCTGCGGCGGTTGGTGATCTAATCCCCAACAACTCCATTAAACGATTATTAGTCGCAACACCAGCTAACCTAAACGGTTCGTTTAGTTGAACTTGCTTCTCATACATCCGCTCTTGGGCATCTTGCGCGGCTTTAGTCGCGTCAGCTTGAATGTTTCCCGCCCTTCTGGACGCATCAGAAGCTACAACGCCGCCAACCACCGCGCTTCCAACAACCGCAGTTGCTACCCAAGTCATGATTTTTCCCCTTCCAACAATTTTTCAGTCGAGCCAATCAACCCCATTTCTTCGTAAGTAGGGGAGATCACTTCTTGTTCAATTTGACCAAGTTCCGCTTCGTTATCAAACTGAGTCAGATGAACCGTAGTCCAAACGGTATCTTCTTCAACGTACACGGCGCGCTTTAGGCCTACTTCGGAGACAAACGTACACGGCGCTTCAAGATACTTTTCACCAAACTCAGTTATGACTTTTACTTTACCTTTGCTGATAAAGTTCAAATGCTGGTGTCGGTGAATCTTACCGATGACGACGCTGCCTTTGGGTAGAAAAATTTCTCTGGCGTAAGTGCAGCACCCGTACTTTTCGTCTTTAGGTGTGAAGTAGTGTTTAAGCGTACATTGTTCCGCAGCCGACTCAACATGACCAGCAGCGATCAACTCTTGCAGACCATTTTGAACAATCAAAATGTCTTGCCGAAATTTTACTTTGGTGGGGTCATTTTGAACTGTTAAGTCCATTATGTAATCTCCCGTCCGTTAGCCCGGATGTTAATCGCTGATGCCGTCCCCGCGATGGTGCTGATAAACCCGCTTGGGTTAAGTGCCGCGCCAGTAATTTCGGGGAAGGTATACGTCTCTGACGGTTGCAGCGTCTTGGTCTTGACGATCAGGTTCTGGTTGCCCGCCGCGTCTGCTGCCGTAACCAAGTTGACGCTGATCGTTGCCGCCGAAGCGCTGAAGTTGGTCGCCGTAAACTTGTCAATCAGCGTCACGACACCGTTGGCGGTGTACTGCGTGGTTTGGTTGGGTTCAGCCAACTTCGCCGGAATCAAGACTTTAACGGTTACAGTCATGGTTGCGCTGCCTTGTAAGCCAAAACCAGCGCTTCGTAGTTGTCGCCGATCTGAGCCTTGAGAACGTCCCTAATCCTGATAGACTTACTTTGCTCTGCTTTCTCGGTCCTGACCAGCGAACGCAGACGGTCACGATACTGGTAGTCGCTAATTGCCTGGGCATCGTCATCAGACAACGAATGCGGCAATTCCTCGACCTTAACGCCCTTGAACGCTACCCAATCCTGCGGCCAATCTTCAGATGGCAACGCAAGTAGCATAGCAGAATAGTTCTCAATGTTCACCTGATACGCGTGGATTTCCATCTCGCGGTAATAGGCGTTCATGATCGCCGAGGCTAGTTTTTCGTCGTTAGTAATCATCTTGATTGGTTAGAGAAGGCCACGGCCAAGGCGGTAGTAGGAAGCGTTGCGGGGTTTGAATATTTAGTACCAAATCCACCAGACCAAGGATACACAGAGGTGTACGGGGTTGTTGTATTGCCAGCCGTCACAATACTATCAGCAGTGCTTGACCAATCCATTGAGGTTGTCGCCGTCGATGGCAACGTAGATGGGTTGGAATACTTTGACCCAAAACCAGAAGACCAGTTCCAAACTGTGATGTAAGGCGACGCAGCAGAACCCGCGCCCAACAACGTGCCGGTTGACGCAAACTTTAGCGAGTCCGTTGTGCCTACCGGCAGCGATGACGGGTCAGCGTATTTGGTGCCAAATCCGCCGCTAGTCACCGGGTACGCAGTGATGTACGGAGACACGGTGTAACCAATGGCTACGTCGTTTGTTATCGGGTTAAAACCTACGTTTACACCGCTAGGAGGCCCTGCACCCGCAGTTGGCGCTCCTGTTGGCAGCGTTGCCGGATTGCTGTACTTGGTGCCAAACCCGCCAGACCATGGGTACATGGAGATGTACGGGCTACCGGCGTGGGACACGACAACCTGCGTCCCGGCAGCATTCATGCTAATGCCAGCACCCAAACCAGCAACGTTTGAGCCGTTGGAATACTTGCTGCCAAAGCCGCCCGACCACGCCCAGGCTTGCGGGGCGCTGTTGGGCGATGCAATGTTAATGGTCAGAAACGCGTCTGTTGCCGGCGTCCAAGTATGGCCCGACGTACCCGCGCCGGTTGGCGATAATGCGCTAGATGGGTTGCCATACTTAGTTCCAAACCCAGACGATGACCAAGGCCAAACGTGTACAAACGCGCCGGTTGTGTTGCTGAAACTAAACAGCGAGTTGTCCTTAGTAAAAGACACCCGCGAGGCTTCGTTGGTTAGCGCGTTGATAGACGCGGTGGTGCTGAAGATTGTGCCAAACCCAGACGCATCAGACCAAGGATACGCAGACACTCGACGCCCGACGATTGCCGTGGAATAGGCGATGTACTCCGAGGGCGTGGCTGCGCCGCCGTAGGTGAACATACCCAGAAAGCCACTCATGTCACACCCAGACCAAAGACGTACCAAGTGTCGGTTGCGACCTTGATCATGGTGGCGACACCGTTAGACGCGACAGATCGGTTGCCGGTAGACGTTGAGTTAGCCAACTTGAGCGTGACGCCTGATCCTGCTTGAATGACCAGCGCCGTGGCGTTACTCACCACGCTGATAACCGTACCGATCTCAAAAGCCACGCTGCTGTTGGGCGGGACGGTGACGTTGCCGGTCAGGTAAAGATGTTTGGCGCTATCAGACAAAACCAGCGTTCCGCTAGTATTGCTCGACTGCGGCATGGTCCGAAAGCCAAACCCGTACAGATTGCCGGCGCTGTCTTTGACTGTTGACCCGCTGGCAAGACCACTGAGGGTCTTGTTGGTCAGCGTTTGTGTACCTGTTAGCGTTACAACCGTGTTGTCAATGCTGATCGTGCCGCTTGAAACGATTGGACCGCCCGTTAGACCCGTTCCGGTGTTGACCTGGACAACTCCGCTATCAAACGCTGGTTGACCAACCGGGCCGAGTTCCAGCGTGTTGACCATGCTGTAAAGTTCAGTTACTTGCGACCCAATCGGGTCGTAGTTAAAGTCTTCAATTGCGGTCGCGTTTGCGCCAGATCCGGTCAGCGTAAACAGGTTCAGAAAGAAACGATACCATTCACGCGACATCAACCCGGTGCGTTGGTCAATAAAATCAACCCTAGGCGCGGGAATCTGCGTGATGTTATTGATAACGGGCATTACGAAGAAGTCCCGCTAGCGTGGAGTTCAGCCCCTATAATGGCGATCTTGACCGGATCTGTACCGGACAACTCATACACTCGGTCGCGCAGTTTGAGCGTCATGCCAAGGCGACGCCAAAACACGCGCTGTTGGTAAACGCCTATCTTGCCAAGCGTCGCCCAATGTTCATTTGACCAAGTGTGGCCGCCATCATCTGACCAACGCAGCATAACTTGCGGGTCAGATCCGACCGTTGGTGCGCCTTCAGCCACGCTTACCAAGTAATCGCCGCCTTCGGTCGTAAGGTACAAACCATCTTCGGTCAACAAATACGTTGGGTCAGTTCCACCGCTGTTGTTGATTCCGACACCGCTTTGGCAATCCAGTTGCAGACTATGATGCGCGGTGCGGGTCAGGTTGTTCTGCCCGCTTGGGAGCGCCCGCCAGGAGCGTAGCCACTTTTGGGCGCTACCGTTGTCAGCATAAACATCTAGGTCAAACGCGTACAGGTTGCCGTTTTCAAAGTCGCCAACAACGATCTCGCTGTTAAACGCCATCTGGCAATTGCTGCGGTGCCGCAAGAACAGACCGTTAGAGAACGCCGCTCGCTCATGCCACGCCTGTGTAGATACGTCGTACACCCAGGTGGCGTTGGCCGATGGGAACGTCAGAACGTAGAACGCGTGGCCTTCTTGCTGGTATGTGTACGCGACCGCATCGCTGATGATCGGATACTGAGCAATCGCGTATTCAATCGCGTGGGTGCTGATTCGCTGGCCGGTGTAGCCGTTGGCGCGGTAGACGATGCCTTGCCCGCGAGCGTCAGCGCCCAACCAGAACAAACCATTGTCCAGTTTGGCAACCGAGAATGTTGCAGCGCAACCGATTTCGTTATAAGCGCCTTGAATGCGTTGTAGCGGAAAGTCTGCGTTGCCGGCGTCGTACCAGACTTCAACCGAGTTAGTGCCATACAACCACACTTCGCGGTGGTCAACGATCATGCTGACCAGATTATCTGGTGAACCTTCGGCGCTTGCAAAATCTAGCGGGTCAACTGATGTTCCTTCCAGCAGCGCCGTCACCCAAAGTTTTTGGGTGTTTGGCTGGATAAAAACAAAGTATCCATCCAGATATCCAACGGTCAACGCGCCGGGGAAGTCTACGTCAGTAATTTGTACAAATACGTTTGTCAGCGAGTTGTAGATGTAGCTTGGGCCACCGCAAGCAATAAAGAGTTGGGTTCCATTGTCAGCCATGCTGACCGGCCCGGTGCCAGACACCGTACCCAAAAACGTCGCAACGTAGCTACTAGATATGCTGTAAAGACTTAACCCGCTAACAACGTAACCAACACCGTTAAACGTCCACAACCCACGGATGGGTCCAGTGCCAACGGTAGAAAGCAACGTCAGGCCAGGGGCGCGGTTTAGGAACGCTGGTTCTTTGCCGCCTTCGGGGATAATCTCCGGGAACAAATTTACCATTCTGTTGTCCGCAGCATTGATGCTGCGAGCAACATACGCCGATCCCAGAATCGGCGTTTTCATCAGTAGTTACCGGCGTAGACGTTAAAGCGCTGGCGAGTCGCAACCAGCGAGTACGGCATTGCCATCACATCGTCAGGGTTGTTGATACGCTTCAGATTGCGCTTGCTGGTCATGGCGATCCGCTTGACCTGCTCTGACGGTTCAACGCCAAACTCAGGCGCGATTTCCATCGCCAGATTGTAGGTAAACGCCCGCAGGTAACCCGGCGGGTAAGCCATGATTGTTGCCAACGTAGCTGGCTTATCCAACTCTTCAACGCTGATGAAATGCCACTCCAAAACCCGCGTAGGCTTGGGGTAAATCGTCATCGTGATGTTGGGGTACTCCATGTTTATCCACATCACTTGTGGATAAGTGGAGGTCACGGTCTTGACCGCGATCCCGTCATACTGCTGCTGATTGATGAACTTGATGCCGTAAGACACGTTTGTAGACGGGTCACGGAAGTACGTCGCGTCATCTAGCAGAACTGGACGATTGCCCACAAAATCGCCAGACGGACCGAGCGTCTGAGTAATCAGACCTGGGGTCCAAAGGTACGTTTGGTCTTGTGTGTTGTAGGTTGACAGTTTTTCTGTGTTCCAACTGTCAATCATCTGATTCATTGCAGTCAGTGAATCTTGCATCACTGACGCCGATGACGTTTCACCTTCTGCCAGTACACCAAGCAAACGCAAGGCGCGGTTGATCTGCTCACCAGCGGAATATGTTGCCATCGTAAACCTCAGTAGGAGGGGCCGAAGCCCCGCCGTTTAGCTTGCGCCGTGAATGATTGCGAAATTGATGATAACGGCTTCAGAGTATGAAGTCGCGCTCAAGTTACGCAACGTAATCGAAGCAGAACCAGAAGTCATGTTGGAAACGTAACTGGTATACGCTCCAGCACTACTACCAGTGGTAACGCTAGAAACACACACAATGATTGTGTCATTGGTGGAAATCAGCGAGTTGTTCAGGGTAAACGAAACAGCAGTAGACCCAGCCAATGCCGCGTTGTTCATTGTGATGCGACCAGCAGACTTGTTCAACGTTACCGCTGTTGACTTGTCTGTTGCTTGCGTAACCGTACCTTGAGCCGCTGCGCTATAGCCAATTTCTTGGCTTGCATACATTGTCGTAAACTCAGGATCGGAATACGCGACCCCAACTGCTTGCGTATTAGGCATAATAATTCTTTAAAAAAGGGGAAGGCTTGTGGCCCTCCCCCTTAGACTTAGACGCGGTAAACGACGTAAGTCGAATCGCCCGTGCGACGGAACAGGAACCGACCGCTGGCCGTAACAGCAACTGCCACAAGAGCATTGCCGCCATCAGACACGCCAGTGCCAACAGCCAAAGTTGCCGTACCCGAAGACGTGCCAAGGTTCACCAACACCAATTCAAAGGTGCTGTTAACTTTGGCGCTAGACACTAGGGCGTCCAAAGACGCTCCGGTGGGCAGCGTGTACGTCTGGGCAGCGGTAGCACCCGAACCAACCAACAGGACGCCAGAGGCGACTTGAGCGGCGGTCAGAGTTGCAGTAGCAGCAACGGATTGAGGAGCGGCTTGATAACCAAGAACGACTTCGTTCAGGTTGCCATCGCCAAGCTGGTAACCACCAGCACCATTAGGAAGAGCCATGATTCAAGATCCTTTAAGGGAGATTTGCGTCAGTCAACGTGCTATCAGGACGCGCCACCAAGCAGGTATAAACCTGCGAGGCGGTCGGGGTGATAGACGATCCAGTAAAGTTGCCAAACGTGATTGCCATCGTGTTAGCAGCAGACACTCGGGCACCCACAAGCCCAAGGCCCGCTTGGGCCGTGGGTTTGTTAA